TTGCACTTCAGTCGCCGCCTCGGGCCTGTCCTCGACTACTTTCTCCCAGATCGCAACGATCAGATCGTCCAAGGCAGGATAGTCGCGAAGCCTCAATGCGACATAATCATACTCTGGGTTTGGGATTCTTCCAGCAGGATGGTCAATAGTTGTGGCCGGGGTGACTTCTCGCGTAGTGGCTGGGGTAACAACTTCCTTACCATCTTCAGACATGACAGCGGGAACATCTTCCATCACCGCTGGAACGTCTTCTGTATACGCTGGATTATCAGGGTCTTCGATAGTGGGTTCTGGATCAGGCGGCGGTGGCGGCGGGACATAATCTCTTGTAGTGTGTGATCTGAATACTTTGCCGTTAGAAAAGGTGTCCGTAGTTCCGGTGGACCGCTTGTCGGAAGGTACATTCTCCTCATCGAATCTGGCGTAGCCAATAGCATTTAGTTCTTCATCCGTCCAAAGCTGGAAGATGTTTCTGGGGTACTGAATACCGTTATCGTCAGTTACGGGACGTGGATTATGCGTGGCGATTACCGTACCATCATCGTTGATCTTGGCTACCTTCATGACAAATCTCCTGTGAACACGCAGTGAAGTGAGGTGGCCGTTCTGGCGATGTAGTCGATACGATCAACTGCTGCAGCTGTTGTGGTTAGGGTTGGTGCAGCCCCAGCGGCAAAATCATAATAACCGCCGTAAGCTAGGGTTCTACTGCCCGACCCATCTTGAGTAATAAAAATACTACCACTAGTTCCAGCAACAATATTTGATGGGTTATCCAAGGTACGATTGCCCCCAAGTGTTACAGAGAAGTGGTTGTTGGCTGACAGATCAACGGAGATGTTAGCCCCATCCGACAGTGCGGTGATGGACCCACTCTGTGCAGCGGAGAATGTATTTGCCACATCGGTCTTAGCTGTATCAGTGTCGTAAACAGGGGAAAGCCCACTGTTAGGGAATGGCATAAACAAGAAGGTGCTGGTCGATAGGGCGTAGACGAGAGCAAGGTCGTTTTCCGCCGCTTGGTAATTTGTGTTTCCTGCTACAGTGATCGTGGCACTGTCTATAACGGAAGCCGCTCCATCGAAGATCACCCACATGGAATCGCCAGCACTCTTTGGAGTACCGAAGTCAGTGATGGCATTAGTACCCGTTATGTGGACCGTGTTGCCATCAAAATTAGTCCATATGTCGGTGTCACCGGCCACAGAGGCGATAGCCGCTCCTTGCGAATGGCTGATAAATTTGGAGTTCGTGTCGAGGAAGCCGCCGAGTTGCGGAGTTGTATCCTCAACGACATTAGCCAGACCGCCGAGATTTGAAAGTGAGGTTGATGCGGAATCTACATCGCTTAAGTTATTTGCCGCCGTTAAATCGCCAGCGCCATCTTGTCCTGAGAATGAGAAGTGAACGCTAACAGCATCAGTATCAGAGATAGTCCCGCTTGATACCACATGGGTTACGGCTACTTTAGAATATGTAGACGCAGAAGTAACACTGCCAGTGACGTTGAAGATATGGAAGTTCTCAGGGGCGGTGTTCTTACTGACCATGATACGACCTTTAGCCGTAGCATTAGAAATATCATCCCAACTGTCTACGTAGCTATTGATGCTAGCCCCGCCATCTTCTAGATCATCCATGTACAGGACAGTGGCACTCGCGGCAGTCCCGTGATTAAGCCATACCTTACCAGCGCCTTGGTCAGTATCTGTAGTAGTAGACTCCCAAGCCATCAAGACACCAGCATGGTTGCCTGTGGCTCCTGTAGAGCCAGTAGACCCAGTAGAACCAGTAGCTCCAATGTTGCCTGTCCGTACAAACTGAACATCAATCGTATCACCATCGGAGAAACTTCCAGAGCTAGTCACATGAGTAACAGCAATCTTACTGTACGTAGACGCAGAAGTTACAGCCCCAGTAACATTGTAAGTAGCAAAGACTGATGGTGTGCCTACCTTTTTAAAGGTAATGGTACCTCGTAAAGCTGTAGTCGAAGAATCATCCCAACTATCTACCTGAGAGTTTATAGAAGTCCCAGCAGCGTTATCTACGTCATCCATATAGAGGACAGTAGCGCTTGCGAGAGTACCATTATCAAGCCAGAGTTTACCAGCCCCTTGATCTGTATCTGTCGTAGCAGTTTCAAATAGCATCTGGATGCCACTTGAACCTCTATCCCCACTTCTAGTGAAATGCATTGATACTGGGTCAGCATCAGCTAGGGTCCCAGCACCTACAATATAATTAACAGGAATTTTAGTATAGCCACTAGCGTCAGTAACTGCACCATCTACTTCGAAGATAGCGTAGTTATCTCCGTCAGCTTTCTGAACTATAGTAATGTACCCACGACTATTAGAGTTAGTCGAGTTATCCCATGTCTGTACCCAAGTGGAAATATCAGCACCGGGAACATCAGCATCATCTACATAGAGAATCGTAATAGAAGCGGTAGCTGCGTTACCCCATACTTTTCCTGCTCCTTGGTCTGAATCAGCAGTAGCAGTTTCCCATAACATAGAATTGCCTGGGACCTGTCCAGTAGCGGCAGTAAGCTGAGCATAGTTTACACCATCTGCTGCTGCAGTACCAGAAGCTACGTTTAGTAACTTTTTTGAATTGATATCAAGATCTGCCGTCATCGTATTGGGCGCGGTCCCATCACGAGAGACAAGTAACTCCGCCAATGCTTCAATCAACGCATTGTTAGCGTTGATCGTTGAGATCGCTGAGGCTTGGTTTGTTAGGGAGGTGAGATCAGTGAGGGTAAGCTTTGCCATTACGTGATATCCATCTCAAAGGTGAAGGTTGCATTGACTGCATTCCCTGATGCACCACTTGAGATGATCTCGATAGCTTGGCCAGCAGTAACAGTCTTAGCTCCCGTGGGAGTAGCTGAGTCTACGTCACCAGCTGCGCTACCGGATTGCGTAATTGTAACTGTTCCGTTGGTAACTATGGTGCCGCCAATCTCAAAGGTGAACACACAGTCAGCAGTAATAATAGGACCGTGAAGAACGGACCAGATCTTCTGGATGTCTCCAGCGAAGGGGCAGACAACCCATTTGGAAGCTGCTGTAGAGATGTCTTCGAAGTCGTAGTTGAGAGTGTGGATGTTAACATTGTTGACAGAGGAGCCTAATTGCGCAGGGGCTATTTTCTGTGCTGTGCCGCTACCCGCGCCATCGAACACGTAGACTGTGTTAGCGGCTGCTGAGTCAGCATCTTTTGGCTCATGTAGCTCAGTCGTAGTTAAGTCTTTGTGCTGGACATTCGCCATCTTAAGAAATTCCTTTAATGGGGGAAGAAGAAGTAGAGGACATTTCTGCCCCCTACTAATTCAACGTCGGTTACGAAGTCACCGGGGGACGATACCGGAGAACTAAGGTTGCAGCACCCGCCGTGAAGGCAGCAGTGTTGTAACCGTAGGAAATAGCCAACGGCAAGGTCGCCGTAGTACTATTAACCGGGGACGTACCCATTAGCGCGCCGTCAGGAACGACATCGTAATCGAGAGCTAAGGTAGCAACGGCAATGGCGGCATCAATGCCGTCATCATCGTTAGTACTATAGGTACCATCACCATCATCGTTCATGATGCCGATATCTAAGGTCGCAGAGCCGCCAGAAGTAAAAGCGGTATCTACGAACAGCTGAGACGTAACAGCATCAAGATACGAATTCGAAGGAATGGTAACCTTCTTGTCGATAGGTGTTTCTGACGCCGAAGCGGGAACAGAAGTACCTAGGATTTTAACGCGACACTCTTGCATTGCGCCAAAGGTCTTCAACCGGCCACCCAAACGCAGGGTAGCTTTAGAAGTACCAAAGCGGACATCAAGACCGTCATCATTGGACCAAACAGTCATATCATGTTCCTCCCTTAACTAACTTGATCGGTGTCAGAGAGAACACACACGAGGTTCTCCGGACGGAACAGCTTTACACCATAGCGCGCCGTGATAACAAATTCATCACGCTGGTGATCTTTGTTGCGCTCGGATTCAACCTGTGGCATCTGACGCCACGCGCCGATAAACGGCAAGACATCAGCTTCAGCCGAGAAGAACATATTGGCTTTACCAGCCGCAGTTGTCACGCCGCTAATAGTCTCATTAGCGTCGGCAAGATTATTCGATACATAGACATCGAAACCATACACATTCTTAACGAACCGCATACCCGTTGCGATACCCTCAGCAATCACACCTTCCCAATGAGGATTGTTCGAGATATTGGATAGATTAGTGATAGTATTCAGAGCATACTCAACTGACGGATCAACAATAGCGATGAGGCTAGTGTCGGGAACATTCGCCTTCTTGAGCGCATAACGGGCACGAGCAAAATCCTCGACTTCCATTACTTCATTGGAGCCACCAGCAACATAACGATGGTTAGCACCATTGATCGCGTTCAAATCAGAAGCAGTCTGTTCACTCTCCAAACCAAGCACGTCAGATTCAACTTGTTCCATGATCGCCCGTTCCTGCTTCGGAACAAACGAAGAAACTAGCTGATTCATATAGAATGAATCCTGCTTGGCTTTATCGGTGATGTAGATACCAGACGCCTTGTACTTGTTAATCGTCAGCTGGAATTCACCAGTATCCAGCGGAGCATACGTGATGGCGTCATCTTCGATATAGTCTTCGACTTGTGCCTGACCAACCGAAGGAATAGTAAACGTGGTCCCATCAGGGAATTCGGAGAGCCAGTTGACATACCCAGCAGCCATAAGCTGATCTTCGAGGACCATTTTCAGCTGGGACGACCAAACCTCCGTCCTGATCAGGAGTTCACTATTACCAGTGTTCATTGCCATTTTACAATGATCTCCTTATTAAAGATTAGTGAACCAACAGCGATTCACCTTAAGCGTAAAACGCTTCTTCCCCCTTCTCGGTACGATCCTTCATCAACTGTTGTTGAGTTTCAGGAGCCCAAAATCCTCTTGGGTTAGCTTTACGTTGCTCTTCGTACCACTTAAACGTGCCCGGAGTAGTGCCGGGAGAAACGGGATTAGCGTTAAGAGCCTCTGTATTGGTACTGCCTTGCGATACTCCTCCTTGTCCCTTCGGGGTCTGACCTTCCAGACCTACCGTAGTTAGGAAAAGCTTCGGGCTAGCAGCTGCGATGCTCTGAAGAAAGGCAATACCTACACCTAGCTCCGTTGCTTTGCCAGCCAACCATTCGGCTCTTTTATCACCGAACCTATCTTCCATAGCCTTGTCAGCCTGAGAGATATTGTTCTGTTCAGCTTCAGCAGTCCTCGTGGTCTCGATTGTCTGCTTTACCAACTCTGCGATATCCTGTTCAGACATCTGCGGTGAAGGAGTGGTTACGCCCTCTTGTTGCTGAGTTGATTGTCTCTCTTGTAACAGCTTGTCAACTGTGTCTTCTGTAGTAATGCGACGATCTAATTCCTCGCGTAAGCCTTTGTTCTCGGATTGAAGTTGTTCTACGAATTGGTCGCTTTCATATTTGCCTTTAGCTAAAGCTTCATCGTCTGAGAACTTCTTTCCGTCGCCTACCAACAGATCCCTAAAGCTGGGATTAGTAGGCTCTTGAGCGGGGGTCTCTTCGCTCGGCTCTTGGGGTGTCGTTGTTATAGTTCCGTCAGCGTTGAATGCGGTCTGATCTGCCATTAGGAGGTCCTTCCTAAATTGTTAGCTTATACTAGTAGTATAACATACTATAGGTCTGAAGTCAAGAGAATAATTCCTTAACCTTCTTTAGAGCACGGTTATACCCGTTTTTATCTGCTTGTTTATGAGACCAGCTAGGACAATCGTAGTCCGTTGGGGTGGTATCAGGGGGTTCCATAAAGCTCTCGATAATCTGGACAGCCCTCTCGAATACTCCTCTCGAGTTTCTTATGAAGGCTTCAAACTCTGCTTGAGCTTGCTTCTCCTCCTTGGTATTAGAAGGGAGGTGCGCCGTCCATACTCCCGGCAGCTGCTTGTTCTTGGGCTTCGGCATCTGAGATTCCTGTAGCTAGTTCGTTAGTGAGAGCCTCAGTTTCTTGCAGGTCCCGCTG